GGCGTGGCATTTTGGGAAAGGATTAAGCCGTGAAACAATGCAACACTTGCAAAGAAACCAAGGAAATTTCCGCTTTCCGGTTTAACAACCGCGCAAAGGGAATATTGAAACCCCAATGCAATCCTTGCGAAAATCTCCGGATGCGAGACGACCGACAGAAGAATGGTGAAGCGCGGCGAACATACGATAGAAATAGATATTCCCGCCGCAGTCTCGAAGAGGCCACGCAAAACAAGCAACGTCTTTATGGGCTGACACCTTTGGACGCTTTCAGAGCAATTGAAGCGCCTGGATGCGAGATATGTGGCGAAGGTAACGGGACACGCCTGCTAGTTGTCGATCACTGCCATGAAAGCGGAAATAATCGCGGAATTCTTTGTGACCGGTGCAACCTAGCTATCGGTAATATGAGGGACGACCCCGAACGCTTACGTCGTGCGGCCGAATATGTTGAAAGAGGAGGCTTTGGCTTTTTCGGAAAGGTTGAGCAATGAAACAGCTAGGAGGATTGCGAAAGGCGCAAGCCGGTGAAACGCTCACACGTTTTGTCAAACTACCGACGCGCCACACCACTAGCCGAAGCGTGGTCGCACCTATGCCAGCCGAAGCAACAGGTACAAGGTTCAAGAGCCGCGTTCTGCCAGTGGCTTCTATGTCGTCAGTTTTGGTGTCGGGTCACAGCAATGTGAAGATTGGTAGGGACGTCCGAAAAGGTAGTCTATTTCGGAATTACTGGATATACTCCTTATCATTGGAAGAACGTGCCACATGCCCTAGCAACTGCCACCATTGGAAAGAGTGCTACGGCAATGCGATGCCTTTTGCCAAACGAGTAGATCACCGCGACGTCGAAGCGCTGCAAGCTGCTATCGAACGCGATATTGTCCGCTTGCTCGCCGTGAAGGGCCGCGCGGGGATCCTGGTCCGGCTGCATGCCCTCGGGGATTTCTTCTCTGTCGAGTATGTCGAGTTTTGGGGCGACATGCTGGCAAAATATCCGAACCTTGCCTGCTACGGCTATACAGCTAGAGGGCTCGGGGATCCAATCGGCGCTGCGATAAGCGAGATTAAAACCACCTACGGCCGCAGGTTTGCGATCCGGTGGTCGGACGGTGGCGCACCTAGCGATTGCACCGTATCGGTTCACGCAGGCGACGCACGGCCGAAGAACGCTTTCATGTGCCCTGAACAGAACGGAGGCACGCAAGCTTGCGCAACCTGCGGCCTTTGCTGGCAGACTGACAAGAACGTGGCGTTCGTGGCGCACTGACATGGTCAAGGTGGATAAGAAATTTTGGAAGGGGCTGATGTACGGCTTGCCACTATCCCTCGGTTTGTGGATACTGATAGCCGTAATGATTGCAGGGATGATCCAATGAGCGACGACAATAAAATAAGGTTATTGAAGCCAGAATTTCCACCGGATGATATAGTTAGCACTCTTCGAAAAATCGCCGAGGGTTATGAAAAGGGTGATTTTGGTTTTTCAACTACCTGTGTTGTAGTCCTCGGGCACACAGAAGATAAAATGATTGACGGTGAAAAATACGATCATGACCATTACGAAATGTTTGGCTGCGGACCTCGCTGTGATATATTCACCATTCGAGGACTTCTCCTAACTTGTGCGACGAGAATATGACCGATACACCAACCGACAAGCTAGTACCTGCCCGTGAAGTAGGCTCAATTCCGATGATATCGGCGGAGCAATACCAGCACGTCGGCCGGTACGCAGGTGCGGTTGTCATGGCGGTGTTTGAGCAGATTGGCGGAGTGGACCGTATGAAAGCTTGGGCCGACACAAATCCGACCGACTTCTACACGAAGCTATTCCCGAAGATGATTTCCCGAAGCCAGCAAGTTGATGTTAGCGGGACACTGACAATCGACGACGCCATTAACCGCCTCGAACGTATGGGGGACGTTGTGGAAGCTGAATTTACGGAAATACCCCAAACATACGACCTCTAACCGGCAAAAGGAGAACTTGCCATGAAAGATCCAGACTTAGGGAAGCGCTTGGCCTATTGGGCTCACCAACTGCGCTGCAACAAATCTTACCCGTGGGTAGGGACCGGATTAATCGGGGACTTGGAAGCTGCAGCCAAAGCGCACGGCGCAGAATTGATGACAAAGCCAGTTGTTCCGGCCGAACAGGCAAAAATTGTGGAGTACGATCTATGACCGAGGCAAAAATCAAAAAGGGACCGCCGAAGCGCAATCCTGCCAGCTACCAGGTAACGCGGGATCTTGTCATTCCGGCCGGAACGATTCTGCGCTGGAAAGGCGAGGACAAATACGGCTGCGGGATCGAAGGCGCAGAGTTTATTTTGGATGATACCAAAGTCGACGTGAACAAGGCTCTTTTCAGGAAAGTGACCGTAGCATGACCGTTCGCGCACGTAAGGAAGCTGCAAAGCAGCTAGGAGTTGCATTGCAGGCAAAGTTTAGGGCCATGAATGAAGCGACAACCAACGATGAAGTTGAAATTGCCGCAATCGATCTTGGCAACTGCTTCAACGAAAATATCGAATTCATCTGTTGGGCTTTGAAGGAATATGGAGGCGTCAAGCAAATGCCGTTCCTTGCACCGGACCGGCCGAAGCCTATGAAGGATCTACAACCGCCTGCAAATGACCTGCCGGAAATGCCTGACATACTCAAAATGTCGGTACCGGTCGCGGACTGCACATGCCCTGTCCTGGAAGCCGGAATTATCGGCCGTGACAAGCACATGACGTCCTGCCCGAGGTTTGAACCGTGAATTTACAGCAAGTCGCTAGTGACGCCGGAATTTCAATTGACGAGGTGCGGGAGCGGTGGCTTTCGCTCCGCGTCGCATATTGGAAATCCGATTTTCGGCGATTTGCGCGTGAAGCAATCAATATCCGTACAAAATCCGGCGACCTCGAAAAGCTGGAATTGAACTCCGCACAGCTTATTTTGCACGAAGCGGCCGAAAAGCAACTTGCCGAAGAAAAATGGGTACGTCTCGCCGGTTTGAAGGGACGACGGCAGGGTTTCTCGACCTATGTTGCAGCGCGCGGCTATTGGCGAGCGACTTTGTGGGATCGACAAAAGATCTACATTCTCTCGCACGAAATGGCGTCGTCCAACGTGCTATTCGGCATGACCGACTTGATGCAGGAGAAGCATCCGTTTCCTCCCCAGGTCGGTACCGATAACGCAAAAGAACTCGAATTCATCAAACGCGGATCCTCTTATCAGGTCGCAACGGCTGGACAGAAGGCAGGCGGTCGCGGTGGTGCTGTTACGTTCTTCCACGGATCCGAAGCGGCATGGTGGACCAATGCGGCCGACCACTTCGCAGCATCGGTGCAAGGTGTGGACGAAGTGCGCGGCGTTTGGGGCGTCCTATGGCGCGAACCTCCAAATCCGCTCCCGTTCGAAAAAGGCGTTGGCGAAATCAAGGGATGGGTGAAAGCCCCGTCCGAAATCTGGCTGGAAACGACGTCGGCAGGGCCGGTCGGGGAATTCCACAAGCGGTACAAGGATGCCATGAAGGGTATCGGCCGCTACCGCGCCGTATTCGTGCCCTGGACCGTCCAGCCGGAATATGTCGAATATGGCGACTATGTACCGATGCAGGAGCCCGAAGAGGAAGGAGAGCTCTCCGAACTCGAATATCAGGAAGCTTACGGGCTTTCGAACGAGCAAATGCTCTGGCGCCGTGCGAAGATCCACGAACTCGGATCGATGGGCAAATTCCGGCAGGAATACCCGATTGACGTCACCGAAGCATTTGCAAGTGCCGATATGGACGGTGTATTTATCAAACCCGCTCTGGTGCTGCGAGCACGCAAGCGACAGATGGAAACACCCGACGCGCCATTGATTATCGGCGTGGATCCGGCCGGTGCAGGCGGAGACAGATTTGCAGTTGCGTTCCGGCGCGGCGACAAGATCCTGGAAGTGATCTACCGCATGAAGCTGGAACATGACGATGCGGTCGCGTGGCTTTCATCCATCATCGACGAACACAACCCTAACCGTATGTGCATCGACCGCGGATCTATGGGGCAGAACATCATTTCCAGCTTGCGCAACATGAACCGCAAGTATGCCGACGTAGTGAAAGGTATCGATTTCGGCGGCACGTCGCGCATGAAACAGGCGACACCCAAACGTGCCGGCCCTTGGAATCGCCGCGCGGAAATGTACGGTGACTTCAAGGAATGGATAATCGAAGGCGGCGCAATTCCCGACGATGACGACCTGGCAACAGATTTGAGTGGACCAAAGCAAAAGTTTCGCGCAAATAATGATTGGTTGCTGGAAAGCAAAACCGAAATGAAAGCGCGCGGGCTTCCGTCGACCGACTTATCCGATGCTTGCGCACTGACTTTCGCGACCAAAGAATATTTTGAAAATTGGTCGAAACCGAAAAAATCACAAGGCTTTGAAGCTGGTGATATGATCGGGCATAATGGAGGGCCTCCATTGGTAGATGACAACGAGAGATTTTGGGAATATGGCGGCGATACCGGCTGGATGGGAGCGATAGCAGCATGCTTACTAGGGAGCAGTTTATTCTTAACGCTATCGCAAGCGACACTGATGATTGCATAATCTGGCCGTTCGCAATTCGG